CAAAAAAAATAGTAGGAATTTCATTACTTCTAATAATTAAAAATATTTGATTTCCATAACTTGTATTTTCACGGTCTAATACTAATAACATATTATTAGATAATACCTCCTCATTTATAACAGAATTGAAATCATCTACATTATTTTTTATTAAATCATTTATTTCACTACTATTCAAACTTCTTCTTTTAATTTTTTGTTCATATTTTATTTCTTCTCGAATTTCAGGATATTCTTTAAATATTTTTGTTAAAGATTCTTCTGTAAAATTTATTTTATCAATAGATTTTTTTAAATTTATACTCAAATTATCAATCATGATTCCATATGATTGGTTAATTGGCATATTATATTCTTCTAATTCACTGATTATTTCATTATAATTTTTTTTAATTATTTCATTTGCATCTATAGTACCAACAGTAATATAATTTCCACCACCTTTAGAATATCCCACTTCTAATGTATTACTTTCAACCAATCTGTCTAATAATCGAATATCTGAATGTTTAGAAGGAGCTACTTCATCAATTAAATTTTCCAAGAGGAGTTTATAGTGGGCTTCAGTAATTATCAATTTCAAAGGAAAAAAGTTTTAGATATAATTTTTCTATAAATATCAAAAAAACAATATTTAATACAAAAAATATAAATGTTTTTGTTTTATTTGTCACAAATATATACTATATTTGTGACAATTTTATTTAAATAATTAATATATGCAATTAAAAGAAAATTCAAAAACGGTCATAGTTTGGGAAGATTATTATCATAATATTACAAAAAGTAAAGAGAATGATATAAAGGAAGCTTATAGTAAAAAATATAAAATTCCTAAGAGTCAAATTGAAGTCGAAAGAGTTTTTCTTAAAAAGAATGAAACAACTGAAAGGATTTCTAATGCAATATTAGATTCTCTTTTGAATCCTGAAAAGTTAAAAGAATCATATATAAATTACTTTGAGATTAATTTTCCTGAAACAGATAAAACTGAGTTCTTGAAAATTGATGAAGAAATTACATCCAAGCTTCAAGGTGTTGAAGATGCACATGATTTAAGAGATAGAAAATATGAGTTCCTTTGGATAAAGGCAAAGAATATATTCTCTTATAATAGTTTCCATAGAAACTTTTCTGATAAAAAGGGAATAAATACTATCTACTCAAATCCCGAAAATCAAGGCGGTAAAACTGCCCTCTCAAGAATGCCTGCATTTTTATTGTTTGGCAATAAAATAAAATACGGTAGAAAGACAAATATCACCTTTGCTGATATTTTTAATATGTACACTGAAGAAAGTGATGCATTCATTGAGGGAGAAATAAAAATCCAATCAGATACCTATTATTTAATCAGAACTTTAAAGAAAAGTAAAAGTGGAACTATAAGCCACTCTTTTAAGATTTATAAATATGACGATACTGCAGAGTATATAGAAGCTATCGGTAAAAATGCTATTGATTTATCTATCAAAGATGCACAAGTAACAAGAAAGAAATTTGAGAATGTAATTGGTACTTATGAAGATTATGTATTTTCTTCATATTACGAATCTCAGAATATTGAAAAATGGCTTGAGACTTCTGAAACTGAAAGATATCGATTGTTTTGTGAATATCTTGGTCTCGGAATCTTAGAAGAAAAATATCAGATTGCATCAAAAATGTTGAATGTTCATCAGAAAACAAGTTTGATTTCAAAATATAATCTTGAAACTCTATACGAAGAAATTGAAACTTCTGAATTAGAATTGGAAAATATTCTTTCAACAAAAGAAACAATAAAAAATGTAACTTTAGCCAATTTAGAAAAAGAAATGGATTTAAGAAATAAGGAGTTAGAATCTTTATTTTCTAAAAAGAAATTCATTGATAGGAAAATTGAAAGCGTTGATGAAGCTTCTTTGAATAATGATATAGAATACGTTAATAAACAGTTAAAATCTTTAAATGAAGAGTTTATAGATATTCAATATAAAATGGAATCTATAGATGATTACTACAAGGATTTTAATAACGAAAGAATTTATAGTGATAAGATAAATGAATTGGTCGCTAAAATGTCCTCTATTGATTCAGAAATCCCTTTAGAGTTAAAATCTAAATTAAATGAACTCAAAGCTTCTCTTTTGGATATAAAAGAGCCTCAAGAGCTATTAGATAAGCAAAACGATTTGTTAGAAGCCTATCAGAATTTACAAATAAGATATAAGACTGAAAAGGGGCTTATTGAATCGTTGAAAGAAGAACATGAAAATATTGGTGAAGGGTATGTATGCGCCAAATGCGGTAATGTTGAAGACCCTGAAGTAAAAAAGAATGCTATAACTTCAAAGATAGATTCAAAAAAATCTTTGTTAAAAGAAATTGAGGTAGAAGGAGTTTCTGCAAAGAAAAAATTAGAGGATGTCAAAGAGGAAATACAGCAAAGTATTTCAAAAGAAAAAAATGTATTTTCTCAAAAAATAAGAGTTGTTGAAGAAGAGATTCAACTTTTCAGAAATAGCTTGATTCAAAAAATTCAAGCAGAAATTACTGAATTAAGAAAGTTGAAAGAGAATTTTACAACTTTCTATAATTTGGCAAATAGAAAAGAAATTTGTTTAAGGGATATAGAAGTAAAGACTGAAAATAAATTCTCTAAGGAAAACTTATTACGTTTGTACTATGACAGCCAAGATGTAATCAATTTTAATAAAAAGATTGATGAAGAAATCTTAACCAAGAAAGATGAGATTACTTCCTTGCAAAAACAGATTTCTTTTGAAAATTCCAATATTCAAGATTTAACATCGAAAGAAGGAGGGATAAAATATAGAATAGAATCTCATAATAGTATCATTTCTCAAATGAAACTTGATTATCAATATGAAAGAAACTTAAAGGTTTATTTACAGGTTCATGGAGATGAAGGATTGAGTAAACATATAATTTTGTCAGTATTACCTCAGATAAACACAGATTTAGCTGAAGTTTTGGCAGGAATCACAGATTTTGACTTACAAATAGATTTTAATGAGAAAGGGATTCGATTTATGTTTGAAAGGGATGGAAAGCGATTTAATCTTTATCAGGGAAGTGGGTTTGAAAAGGCTATATCTTGTTTAGCGTTGCATTATGTAAATATAAGAATGACTACTTTGCCAATATCAAATAATTTAGTATTAGATGAAATATTTGGTGGAGTTTCAAAGAAGAATATTGAAAGTATCGATAAAATATTAAGAAAGCTAACTGAAGTTTTTGATACTGTAGACATCATAACTCATACACTTACTGATGAGTTTAGAAAGATTGTAGACAATGCGTTTTTAATACAAAAAGAAAATAACAGTTCCAAAATAATTTACTAATGTTTATAGAAATAGAAAAAAGGTATTTACCTCAAATAGATAATGCCATCAAAAGAAATTTCCCTGAATACTTTAAAAAGATAAAAGGATTAAGCAAGCATAAGAGAAAAGAAATAACAATTTTAACTCAGGCTGAAATAATAGATTTATTTGAAAAGTATAAGGAAGGTAATTTATGTGCAAGAGATTTACTTATTTATTCCCAATTAAAATTGGTTTATCTTTATACAAAAAAATTTCATATCACAAATAATGGAACAAATATTTCTGAGGATGATTTGCTTGGATTTGCAAACCTTATTCTTCTTGAAATTTTAGATGGGTACAATCCTTATAAAGATACCAATGAAATAAATAATTTTTCTTCCTATATCAGAACTTGGTTGGAATTTAATCTGCATACCGAATTAAAAAAATATGGGCTGACTATAAAACTGCCATCTAATAAAATTACGGAAATCACTTTACAAAAAAGATATGTTTCCAAATTTGAACAGAGGCATGGAGAAATTCCAAAACATGGAGATGAAATAGTTTTTTGTGAAAAGGGTATCCATAAGAAAGTTGTATTCAATTTATTGGATGGAGAAATGGTTCTTTTTGAAAAAGAAAATGAGGATTATGTCTTCAAAAAGAATATAAAGTATGATGAATCTGAAACCTTTGAAATTAAATCAGGAAATGAAGTAGTTCTTAATGAAAATGAAGATATCGATTTAGAATTATTTGATGTTATAAAGAGTGATGTTTCTATTGAAATAAATGACAATGAAAAGTTAATAAAAGATTCCATCGAAAATGTGTTAAAAAACTTATCACAAAGGGAACAGCAATACATATCATTATTTTTCTTTGAAGAACAATCTTTAAAAAATATACCTACTCTAATCACACCTGACGTTAATAATAAAACAGAAATAAAAACTCTGAATAAGACTTCATTGAATAAAATTAATATCAGTATCCCTAAAAAAGATGAAACAAAGATATTTATATCATATAATATTATATCTAATCATCATACAATAGAAGGTTCTCACGATGAATTTGGCTTGAAAGAAATAATACCTGTAACCCATAGATACAAAAATATTTCAACTAAGGAAAAGTGTTCAGATTTTATTTTTGAGATTTTAGATATAAATTCTATAGAGGTAGAAGCTATTACTGTTGAACACGAAACTCACAAAGGAATCAAGAAAATTGATTTCGCAATCGAAGAATCTGATGATGGAAAATGGGTTTTAAACTTTTTTGTAGAATATAGTTATGGTATCATTTTTACCTCTCAAACATTCTTAAATAATAATGAGAATTTATTAAAAAAACTTAGAACTAAACTTATTAAATTAAAAAAAATATCATGAAAAATTTTACTGTTAGCAAATTTATTTTACCTGTATTCGCAATATTATGTTTGATGGATGGGTGTTATTCTTGCAAATCAAGACAGAAGCAAGCACAAGTAAACGAAAGTGTAAAATCTTTAAAGAAGCAAGTTGATTCTTTGGAAGCTCATGTAAGCAAATCAAATGAAGAGTTATACAAAAATATATCTAAGGAGATTGAAATGTTGTTAATTATCGAAAATGAAATCGATGGTAAGAACAAGAAATCAATTGAAATCAAAGAAATTATAAAAGATTATAAATAATGGGACTTCCTAAGAACGATAATTATTTCAAAATAACTAATATATTTTTTATATTAGCCATTTTAATTTTTTCAATAACATCACTATTTCACGTTACAGTATTTTGGTTGATAACCAATTCATTGTTTTTAGCAGTAATAATGTCTGTCGGAACAGGATTAGGTATTATAAGCTCATTGCTATCCACAAGATACACAAAGTTAACTTATATAAGTTTCTTTCTTATAATTCTTATAGAGTTATTTGGTAATATTTATGGAGCTTTTATTCATATAGATATTACAAGTGAATATTTTAAAGGTTGGAAAGAATTGATGCAACCTGTATTTGCAATGATGTATCCGATGGAAGATGGTGTTGAAATTCCTGATGCAATTTATAAGCGATGGGTTGCCATAATTCAAGGTTCATTTATTCCTTTGTTATTATCTATAACTTTCCATATGTGGATGGTTGTTAGAGAAAAATATCAGGTAGTTGCTCCAACTCAGAAAACTCCCGAAGTAAAAAAAGAAGTTCCTTTAGAAACAAAGAAGTTAAATGAGGGCAATATTATTTCAGAGCTTTTAAATATATCAAATTTGGATGTTAAAAGTTTAACTTCAAATCTATTAGGTAATAATGATAGGCGAAGAAAGCCTGTTGAAAAAAAGCCAATTCAAAATAAACCGATTGATACACAATCTGAAGAAAAAAAAAATTGATTGAGATTTCTGAAGAACCTGTTCAAGAAGTTCAAGAAGTGGTTGAAGAAAAAATTGAAGAAGTATTTCCTGAAGACAATAATTTAAAGGCTGATATCAAAGCTCCTGAAAAGGCTGTTAAAAGAAGTAGGGTCATAAATACAAAAAGTAGTGATTTTGGAAAAATTGTTTTAAAACCTAAATAATGGAAATAAATTACGAATATAAATTAAAAACTTCTAATTATATTAGGGTTATTAGCGATAAGAAGCAGATTGTTTTAGGTAATACTTATAGCTACGGATTAAACCATATTTTGCATACCATAAATAGAAATGCAGGCACTTATAACAAGTGTCCGCATTTTACTATTTTAAAGAATGGAACAATTTATCAACATTTTGAAACTAAATTCTATTCCAATTATTTAGATAACGAATACTCAAAAGATGTAATCAGTATTGCTTTGGAAAATATTGGTGAAATTTTTGAAGAGAATGGGAATTTCTTTGATATTTATAATAACAAATATGACGAAGTTCCTTTTGAAAAAAAATGGAAAAATTGCAATCATTTTGATAAGTACACTGAAGAACAATTTACTTCCTCTATAAATCTTTGCAAGTTTCTTTTGAAAGAGACTACTGTTGAAAAAAACGTAGTTCCAACAAACGTTCAAAAGAATGATATTCAAAATTTCAAAGGAGTTTGTTATAGAAGTAATTACGATAGTAAACATTATGATTTAAATCCAAGTTGGGATTTTGAAAAATTTAAAACTGAAATAGAAGAAAATGGATGATATAATTAAAAAAATGTGCAATCAGTTATCTGAAAGCTATTATGGGGTAAATAAAAAAAATTTGTTTGAACAACCTGAAGGCGCAGTCCCTTCAGCTCCTGAAGACACTACAACAAGTTCTTCAAATGATAAAGAAACTCCTAAAAATAATAACGAAAATATAAAAAAGTTTTCTCCCGATAATGAATATTTGAAAACTTTTACTACAGAAATGACAAGTTATATCTCATCAGGTGGAGCAAATACGTTTTCATTAACTTTTAACGATTTAACTTTTGATAAAAGTATGAAAAGAGTTGTATGGTCAGGTAAATATGAGAATAAAATAGAATGGAAAGTAATTTTTCAAAAAAATTCAGAAGCATCGGGTGCTTATTTTAACATAGCGAATGAAAAACTTAGCGGAGAACAAACAAAGACTTTAAATCTTATAAACATCTATTTAACCGAAACATTTTTAAATAAGATTTCTAAAGCAATTGACGATAAAACATTAGAATCACAGCAAACAAATTAATATTAGTAATAATACTATTTCTTTGCTTTTTTTGATATTTATATAAAAAATGAAAAAAATAATAGAACAAACCTCATCAGGAGCTTCGGGTTCTTTTGAAACGCAAATGGGCAGTGGAATGGTAAGAAGAAATTTTCATCCATTTTTTAATATTGATTCTGAAGAAGTACAACCAAAGAAAAAGAAAAAACAGTTAAATAAAAAGAAAAAACCAATGAAAAAAATAACAATTTCAGAGATTGAAAATATTATTTTAAAAACGCTTATACACGAAGAAGTATATAGTGAAAAGCCTATTGAACCGAAAGGTAGAGATATTTCTTCAAAAAATGCTAAATCAAAAGTAACCACTAAAACTTCAAAGAAAATTGATGATATCACTGTTAAATCAGGAAAAGAATCTAAATCTGATGTATCAGGTAGGACTAAGAAAGTTTCAGCTTCTTTGAAAAATAATTTGAAAGGTGCTGAAGTTAAAGATGTTAACAAATTCAAAAAAGTTGATTACGATTATGAAACTGAAGCATATCAGAACGGAATGGAAGATATTACTTATGATAGAATTTCTGATGAGCAGAGAGAAAAAAATACAAAATACATAAAATCTGCAGAAATGAGAAAAAATCCTAATGCTGAAAAAAGCGGAAAGGCTGCAGATAAAATGATTAAGCAAGTGAAAGATAGAGAAGCCACAAGAAATGAAAGTCCTTATAGAAATGCTCAACAAATGGGTGGAGATATAGAATTTTATGATAAACAAAATCAAAAAAACAACGGAAAAAAACTTATCCCAAGAAAAAAATTAGGTATGAACGAAAATAGTATTAAAAGATTGACTTTCAAAAGTCAGTTTAGAGATGACAAAGATATGTTAAGAAAAATTCCATCAAATTATAGAAAAAATGATTTGGTGTTTGAAATGTATGATGGTGATTCCAATTACAAAGTAAGATGGGAAGGAACTGAAAACAATGGTGTTGGTGTTATCATTGAACACAAAAGTGCTTCTAAAGAGATGAAAAATATGAAAATGTTTGAAAGTTTAACTAAGTTTGAAAGATTAGATTTTCAATCTGAAAGAAATGTTCAATCTTCAAATCTTAATGAAAATCAAATCTTCAAGCAAATGTTGAATCAGTCAAGAAGATTAATGAATGAAGGGCCTGATGACCCTGAAACCATGCCTGATGCTTCTACTCAAGTAGATAAACAAATGCTTAATTACGATAAAGAAGCAGGTGTAGGAAATGTAAAATCTTCAAGTGAAAATGTAGGTATTGATACAGGTATCAAAAATAATCTTCCTGATTATGGTTTTGGTATTAATGGCGTAATAAAAGATACAATTGTAGTACCTGCACCTACTGATGAAGATTTATTAGGTTATAATCAGATTTTAAGAGGTGAAGCTCCTGCAACAATAAGTGATAATGAAGTTAAAATTAATTTTGAGGTACAATACAATGCTCCAAATGGAAAAGCTTCAGATAAAATGGGTTCATACTTTCCATTAGGAAAGGAACAGAAAGTAGATTTACCACAATTTAGAAATACAGGTGCTATACTAACAGGTGCAGGAACAGGTAGAATTTTAACATCTGATAATGTTGGCGGTAAAAGAGGTGGAGAAATATTAGATAAACAAGAAAAAGCTTACGGTGCAAGTGGTATTATAATACCTGCACCTGACACTAAAGTTGCATCCAATATCGAACAAATAACTAAATATAATGATTCATTAGTCCCTTATTTAAAAGAAAAATATCCTAAATTTGGATTGGATATTGAATGGATACCTGATGCTAAAACACCACTTTCTTTTATTGAAGGTAAATATAATGTCAAAGGTGAAAAATCTGCAGGTCAAACAGGAGAAGGAACATCAATGTTTAACTATTTCAATGATAGAGCATATACTTATATGAAAATAGGAAATGATGTTTACTACCAAAAACAAGGTATAGGGAAAGATAAAGCAGACCCTAAACAATATACAAAGGTAAATCCAACTACACAAAAGACAGCCTTTGATGCAATAAATGCACTTACATTTACTCCAACAGGAGCAAAACCTTAAAATATTCTAAATAAAGCCCCCTGATAATACAGGGGGTTATTTTTCAAACTCTTAATCTTATAAAATGGCTAAAAGACTTAGTTATCAAGAGAAAAAAACACAGGCAATTGTAGATATAATAAATGAGATGTTTATAATTGCAGGACATGAAGTTACTTATGAGGATATTAAAGGAAGAGAAGATGCTTGGTATACTCAATGGAGTATGACAGAATCTCAGTGTGATGAATGGCAAAAATGGGGGCAGAAATATCTAAAGAAAAAATTTAGACTCTCAGATATTTATGCTCAAAGGGAAATGGCGATGATTGGATTGATGTGGGGATTATCAAATGAACCTAAAATGTTAGAATCATAAATTTTAATAAAATGTTAAACGAACAAAAAATCACATACAGAATGAAAAATCTGATTGAATCAGGTTTCTTTGGAAGTAAAACTTTATTGACAGAAGCTTTTGCTGATGGAGATAAAGTTAGGTTGTTTCAAGCTGCTTACAATTATACTTATGATAAAAATTTAGCTGTTGATGGAGTAAAAGGAGGTCAAACAGATGCTGCAATTGCAGATGTTAAAAAACAGCTTGGTAAGGATAAATTAGATGATGCAGGTGCTAAAGATTTTTATCAGAAATTTCTTGTAAAATTAGATGATAACAAAGGAAGTATAAATGTAGGTCAAGGTGGCGCAAATACTAACAAAATATTAAACCAAGCGATTCAAGCACTTATAAATCTTGCAGGAACTCCACTTGGAATAGATGGAGTTATTGGAACTAAAACTATTGCAGCTATTAAAACTGTTGCAGAAGATTCAGAAGTAATTAATTCTCAAAATATTACTGCTATTACAGGAAAAGCTGTTAAAAATATTCTTCAATTAGGAGTAGAGGGAATTGCAACTACACAAGGTGGAGGAAAAGATGCTGCAGCCGAAGAAGGAGGTACTAAAAGTAAATATGGTACATGTTTAAGTGGTGATTGTGAAAATGGTCAAGGAAAATTAAAGAATACTAAAAATAATATATATATTGGTACATTTGTAGATTTTTATCATACAGGTAATAAAAATGAAATTCAATTTGCCAATGGTGATATCTTTAAAGGTCAAACATTACAAGGGCATCCTGTAAAAGGAACTTATACTTATAAAAGTGGAAGTGTTTTTACAGGAGATTTTCACCCAAATAGTGACAATGAAAAATACGGCACTTTCAAAAGTAAAGATGGATGGACTTATACAGGCGGATTTAACGTTCAAGGAAAAATGGAAGGCACTAATTCATTATATACTAATAAAAATGGAAAACAATTTAAATTAAATTTTACAGCAGGAAAACCTGTTGGTTATACTTGGGAACAGATTGATTCAAAAGAAGACAATGGAACTGTAACTATATCTAAAGAAGCAAAAGATAGTGCGTTTAAAGCAGATATGGCGAAATTTAAAAGTATAATTGATGTAAAAATAAAAGATGGGTCTTTAACAGGTAAAAACAATATTTTTAGTGGGTTTTATTCTAAAGTAGGAGCGACTTTACAAATTCTTGATGCTAATAATAATTTACTTTCTAAAACTACAGTTATCCCTAACGAATTAAAAGAAAATCAAGGGAGATGGAGTTATTATACAGGTGGAGCAGGTTCTAAAGTTATGAATTTTGGTACTAATAATAGTGTAACAAAATATGTTTATACTTATCCAAAAGATGCAAGTAATTCTAATACAAGTAATTCTAATAAAGCTGCAACCGCTAATACTTCTCCAACAACATCATCTAAAGAAACTTTAAGTAAATTTAATATTGATATGAAAAAATTATTAGGAATAATAAAGGATTATCAAAATAAATGGGGATTTTTCTATAAAGAAGGAACAACTATTAAATTTTATGATTCATTAGATGATAAAAAAATTTTTACATCTTCAGTAACACCTGAAATTTTAAAATTACAAGGTGGTTGGTGGGTTTATAAAGATAATAAAATTGAATTCAAAAGTAAAAATACAGGAAAAGTTGACTATAATTTTATAATTTCATAATAAGAGATTATACATTGAATGCAAAATCTTTTTTAACTGAAGTTTATTTATGGATAAAAATGCAATAAAATTATATTTCGAGAAGAAAATCTTTTACACTCAAACGGAGTTTATAAAAGATTTTCTTCTTTCGTTATTAGATAAAGTCGAAAGAACTTATCTCGGTGACGAGATAATGACTGTTGACAACAAAAGAGACCATTTCGGTTGGTGTATGGATGATACTATAAAACTTTTTGCAAAGGAAGAAATCCATCTCAATGGTGACAAATTTTTAAAAGAAAAGCTTTTTGAGATTTTTAACAAGTTCTATTATAGTCTAAAAAAGAACAAGAATACTTTGGAGGATATAAAATTGAGATTTATAAATACTCTAAATCCTATTCAAGCAAAAACTACTAATCAGATTGAAGAAGTAGTATGGTACTGTAATTTATTCAATACACATTTAGGTTCAAAAAATTTATAATCTTAAAAAATTTTATATATTATCAATAAAAAATGGTTGATAATCTTGAGATGGTACGGAACAAGATTCTTAAACTGATAAACAGTGAAGAATTGTATATGAAGACTAATTCATATGGTAATGAGGAAATAGAACTTCCTGATGGAGAAAAAGTTCTAAAACGAATTGCCAAAGGCAAAAAACCAATGAAATACGGAAGAGTAGATTGGGAAAAGGCAGATGATATTGAAAGAGGTAAATCCGCAAGGGTAAGAGTAAGATTTGTAGTTGGAGAACTTACTAAACTTCTAAAGAGTGCAAAAATCTTATTAAGAGAAAAAGATACAAAGCAAAAAGAAACACGCAAAAAAAAAGGGGAAAATTAATTCCCCAATTTCTTTAGTCTTTTAAAACTTTCTTTTCTCTATTTTGCTTCATCAAGTTTTCACCTTTATATTGATAATAAGCATCCATAGTTTCATAATAATCATGCTTCTTATCTAAATAGGTTATAATACTGTGAGCAACCCATGATAAACAACCAATAACAGCTCCATCTGCAATTTTACAGAAAACAAAATTCACAATGAAAAAAACGTAATCAAAAAAGCTATTGGGACTTTCATCTGTAAAAAATGCTTGATAAGAAAAAGAACCAAAAATAAAACTTTCTAAAACACCAATCCAAAATCCTACACACATAGGACATACAATAAGGAGTCCCCAAAAGTTTTCTGAAAGTGTATCACCTCCATTATCCAAACGGTCTCTTAGGGGTTCAAAGATTGTTGATTTTGTGATGATGGTTGTAATACCAAATCCAATTAAAATAAATAAGAATAGAATCATAATTTTTATTGTTTAATGTAATTAAAAAAATAGATTAATAAAATGGATGAATTAGATACATTAGATGCAGAATACAAACAATCTCAAGATATCCTATCTTTTGAAAAAAGAAAACTGCTTCTAAAACTGAAACAAGATAAGAAGAAAATATTAGAAGTCAAAGGAAATTACAAAGTAAAAAGAAGATTTTTCTTTGCAAGGAAATTTGAATTATTTCGAATGAAGTTAAAAATGTGGTGGTATAGAATGTTAAAGAGAATCTTTGGAAGTAATTAAGGCTTTACAGTATGCCTATACATCCAAGTTTTAGGTATGCCAAGTTTTTCTTCAATCATTGTATATAATTGTCTTTTTCTTAAACCATCTTTTAAAACTCCTCTGAAGATAAAGATACCCATCTTTTTTTCTAAGAAATATTTTAAAAAGAAATCATGTAACCTGCTTGAATCATATTCTGATTTACAGAGGATGACAATTACTTCTTTATCATTTGTAATAACAAGTTTATTATTGAAAGCATATACATCATAAGGGTCTCCCTTTTTCAATCTTTCAATAAAGATATTTGCTAATATATCTATGGCAGTCATTTTCTGCTCATAGCCATACACTTTGAAAACTTCTTCAATTTCAAATGTGAATTTATCAACAATATCCCAATCCCCTATAACCTTTTCTTCAATAACACCCATACCTGTGAATATCTTTCTGAATCCACTATCTGTTTTTCTCTTCTTTATAAGCAATATTTCAATAGCAGATTTAGAAAGTTCATCTGTAGAATTAAATCTTTCAGGGAAAATGACATGGTTATCATTTTTCAAAGTTTCAAATAATGCTTTTGCTGCACTTAACTTTTTATAGTTTTGAATAATCTTTACTACTTTCTTTTTCTTAACTAATACCAAAGCAAATTCTTTCTTCTCAGGGTTAAATACTGTTTTTGAACTGAAGTAATTATTGAAAAAATTAATTACATTTTTTATCATAATGAAAATAATTTTAAAAAAGTTGGATTTTTATTTTTAAAATAGAAAAATTTATTCTACTTTTGTTTAACGTAAAACAAATTTATTTATATAAATAATTTATCATATGCCTAAAATATCTAAAGCTTCAGAAGAAACAATTCAAATGTTTCAAGAAAGAGCAGCTCATTTAAACTTTAGTGATGTCAAATGGACTGTTCACAATCAAGAAGACCTTAAAATGTCTAAAGACCACATGTGTGGAAAAGTTATTGTTAATAATCCCCATTCAGCTATGCATGGATATGAAGTTATCTTTGTTTTGAATGAAGATATATTTGATGCCTTAACTGATGAATATCAAAAGATGGTTATTGATAAACTATTTGCACAGGTGAATATTGATTTGGAAAAAGAAAAAATTTCAAAAGCAACACCTGATATTCAAGAATTCTCATTGTTGCTTTTGAAATATGGAAACGATTTACTATCGTTAAGAAGTGAGATTGAAAGGTTATATAATCAAAAGAAGGAAGAAGAGCCTCCTAAAGATTAAGCCATCCCATCACGCATACGTTTTAACAGTTCTTCTCTTATTTGCAACTTTGTCTTTTCTTTGTTTGTCGTTGAAGCTGTTGCATTCTGTGACAGCTTCATTTTATAAGAGCTTACTACGTTATTTGATTTGTTTTTATTTTTACATCCACAAGCCATAATAATTGTTTTTATATAAATATATACATTATGAAAATAAAAAATAAATTTCTCATGAAAGACATTAAATTTATCCTACTTATTGTAGTAGTAATTTATATTTTGATTATGGCTAATAAGACCAAAAAAATAGAACAAAAGTATTCTGAAGAAGTCTTTAATGAAAAAGATTATATTTCCGAAGGGGATTTGAAAAATTCTGAACCGACAGTAAAATTTACTTCAAAAGAAGTTTTAGATACTCGAATTGAAAAATTAAAACTCACCATGTTTAAAGGTGTGAATATTTCTAATGAAAATAGAAGATTCATTGAAGGGCTTATAAGAGTTGCTGTAGAAGAGCAAGAAAGATTTGGAATCCCTGCTTCTATAAAAATTGCACAGGCTATTATAGAGTCAGGTTGGGGTAGAGATGGATTGTCAAAAAACCATAATAACTATTTCGGAATAAAGCATAAAAGTCATTATAACGAAATTGAAAAGAAACTCGTAGGAATACCTGTTTCTATGACTACTCATGAATACAATAAGTCGCAACAAAAATATTATATAAAAGACAATTTTATTTCTTATGAAACAAGATGGTGTTCCATTAGACATCATTCTTTGTTCCTTAAAGAAAGAATTGATAAAGGTCAAAATTCTGCCTATAAAAATTTAAGAACTTTAAGCGTTCACGATTATAAAGGTTGGGCAAAAAATATGCAAAAAACAGGCTATGCAACAAGCCCAAGATATGCAAATACTCTAATTTCAGTAATTGAAACCTATAACCTGAATAAAATTACATATTTAGCGACAAAATGACATTAAAATTTCAATAAATACGGAAATTTTGTCACTTTTATTCAAAAGGTATATAAATTGAAAATATATTTTTTTATAAAACAATTACACTTTAAAAATTATTATACCATGAAAGATTTTTTTAGAATGTTTGACAGTATATTTGATTCAATTCAAAGAGATAACAAAGATGACAGTAAAATTGTTGATTTGAAAAAGAAGTTTGGAGGAAAGATTGAAACTACTTATGAGAAATTAACTAAGGTTACAAAAACGTGGACATCTGAAGATGGAAAATATGTTAGCAAATCTGTATCTTATGTTACAGGTGAACCTGATGCCAATGAATTGAAATTGACAGAATTGATTGCTTTAAAAGAGGAGGCATTAGCGAAAGAAGAATATGAAAAATGTGCCGAATTGAAAAAGCAAATTGATGAACTTAAAAAAACCATGAACTAAAATAAGAAAAGCGAGATTCATTCTCGCTTTTTTAATTTATCTTGCATTTAACTAAATTAATATTAAAAAATATGGAAATTAAATCTTATCCTGAAGAACCATTTAAAGACGCTTTAGATGAAATGAAAGTATACTCTGAAGTAGATAAAGAAAGTTTTTTGTCAACTATTACATATTTTGCTGAACAGTGTTATGAGATGGCAAAGAATCAAGGATTGAAACCTATGGAAGAGTTAGAAGGATATTTTAATTGGAGAGCAATTGAATCTGAAAAATATTTTAAAGTTTATTTTTCATATTTTCATTCAGAAGACATTTTGATTTCAGTATATGGTTATGATGAACTCTCAAAAGAGGAATATATGGATTCTTATGGAAACAATGAAGATGATGAAGATTGTGATTGTAATAAGGAAGTGAATTTTAATGAAGAATTAGGTGAAAATATAGAAGAATAAATGGAAGAGAAAATTATAGAACAATTGCTATCTATTGAATCAAATAAGATTGCTCTGATGAAAGAGTTGTCTGATTATATAGATTTAGATAAAATACCTTATAAATTTGAATTTATAAGCTGTCAGCACTTTGTAATGGATAGTACTCTAAAAATCACTCCACACACCCCTGAGACGATTTATTTGATAGAAGGCAACAAGAACTCAAATGAATTAAAAATGCCCTCAAACGGCTTTTCTGTGACAACTATACTAAGAGGGAGAAAAGAGTTGATAAGACAATATTTTAATATCTTGGGACAGATAGGCACAGTGATATTATTTATACAACCTTATGCTATAAATAACAACCTAACAGTATTTGGAAAAGCTCCTGATGGAGGTTGGCATATAAGGGTTGCAACATTAAAAGAAAGTGATTTTAAAAGAGTAGGGATTTCCCTTGACAATTAGGAAATTTCTTTTTACATTTGTAAAAAATACCGAATATGATTATAATTTCAACAGAAGTGCCTGATTTCTTTAGAAAAGTACACTCAACTTTAAAGGTAGAACCTTTTGGAGATTTTCTTTTAAGAACTGTTCCAAAAGAAATTATTTCAGGAAATGAAATATTTGTTAGCAAATTGATTGAAGATTTCAAAAAATATAACGATATTTACGTTAGAATTCCTATAAAGGGTGATATAATGTATCATAATGAAAAATTCTATTCTATACAGATAGACACTTTAGGAGAACCTGTTTTGATAGAAGATAAAAACTATTCTGCAATACCTGAAATAGAAATAGATTTGTTAAGAGGTTATTATTACAATAGTATAGAGAAAGTTTCACATTCTCCGCAGATTGATTTAATAAAGATTATCTCTAAAGCTTTGGGTATTGATTCATTGATTAATTATTTAAATTACAATAACGTATTAAAACAATATGTTAAAATAATTGAAGATTTAGAAACTTCATATGAATTAGAACTTTATGATAAATGGGTAATTCATAATTTAAACCTTATTAAAAAAGTATGATAACATTTTTAGCGATATTGTTTTTTATTTTTTTTATTGCTTCATTAGCAGTAAATGGAAAGAATTTAAAAGAAAATGAAGAGTTAAAAAAGAAAGTTTCAGAATATGAAGAGAAGTTAAATGTATCAAATAAAATTGATATAAATTCTACAGGATATTTTAAACATGTCTATTTCGATGAGCATTTAAAAATACCTGCGATACTTTTTATTCATATCAAAGTTTCAAATAAAGATATTTCAGGAGGCAATTTTAAATTTGATTTTGATTTTGAGAGATTCAAAAGAGATAACATGCGAAGAAATACAAGAGTTGAATTCGATGTTCAAACAATTCAATATTTGAAATTAAAAGAACATCAATGGCACAAGGTAGACACTGAAGAAATTATATGGTCTGAATTCAAAGATGAAGACTTTACCATAGAGGATTTCAAATTTGAAGAACCTGTTAAAAAAGAAGAATTCGAGTTAACTGATTTTGAAAAAAATGATATAAATAGCTTTTTGAAATTTTCAAATATTTCTGAAGATACAAAAGATTGCATCAGGAAAATTCTTAGAATATGAATTATGATTTAAATGTAATGAGGAGGTATGACAATAAAAAAGAAATAAACATTTTCGAATTTTGTCAAGAAATGAAAAATAATCACGATTCATTTGATGTGTATATTGGAACTGATTCACAATTTATTGTAGGAAAAACCTATTATACTACAGTAATAGCTTTTAGATTTGGTAATAAAGGAGTAAGGGGGATATATCGAACTTTAATTGAAACTCAAAATAAGTTGTATCTTCATGAAAAAAAGAAAAAACTTAAAAGCTCACGTATAGATAGAAAAAAAACTCATAACAATCAAATTTATGAAAGGTTAAGAAGAGAGACCGAACTTTCATTAGAAACTGCAAATCATGTAAAAGAATTTATAAACATTAAACAAATAGATTTAGATTATAATTCGAAAGCAGTTTGTTTAAGCAATTCAGTTGTGGCAGAATGTTTGTCTTTATGTAATAGTTATGGTTTTAAAGCTTCTATTAAAGGGCAAGAACAAGTAGCGACACCTTTCGCAGATAAAATATGTAAATAATGGAAAAATATAAAGATACCCAATTTGGAACAGTAGAAGTTCTATATACACATGTAGATAAAATCCTTACAGAAGATAACGATGCTATAGGGCAATCAATTGAAAAATTTTGCAAACTTCCCAATGGGCATTATATTATTGCTCAGGAAAAGATTTTTGATGCAGTACCAAATCTTCCGATGCACAGTGAATATTATGTGAAAAAAGAATGGATTGAGCTGATAGTGAAAAATGGCTTATAATGAATCCTAAACCTATATTCAAATATCTTTATAACTCTGAAGAAATTCCTGATTGTGATTTTTCTTTAAAAGAAAAAAATATTGATGAAGAAGGTATATTACTTTTAAAAGATTTTAATAGCTTCTTAACAATATATCATAGAATTCCTCAAGAAGAAGTAGAAACTCTATTTAATGTAAAAATTTCTACTGAAATAAAATTTCTTTGTGTAAAAGCAATAATTGATTCCACTATAGAAAATTCTTCTGATGAAAAAATTATAGAATATTTTGGTGACTTGGTTTATGATTTAATAAAGGAATTGTGTATTCAATATGAATATCCAATTGATAGAACTGAAAAATATGCGAATTTGTATAAAGATGTTTATAAATATGACATTTCATTTTTCTTAAAAAACGAATAAAATAATGATTATAATTGATTTTTTTAAAGAAGTGGACACCACTTGGGAAGAATTACAGAAAAAAGCTATATCTGCGGTTGAAGAATTCAAAAAAGGCGTAATGCATATTGAAAATGGAGAATTAGCTCCTGAAATTCAATATGCAGACTATACTGAAGTTTTAAATCTTGGATTGAAAACTTTTATCATGGAGGTTTTGAATGATTGGAGAGGTGCTGAAGAACCTATTCTTATTTTCAAAGATATATTTTTTCAAAGATTTGATTCAGTGCAATTAGATGGATACTTAAAAAATATAAAAATTCCATATAAATTTGACTCTTCAAAGGAATTATTTAAACTTCTGAAGGAAGCTAAAATTCCAATTGAAGTAGAAGAGTTTGAAAATATATCAGCTTTGTTTGAAGAGCATAATACTATTGCAACTGTTATAACTTTAGATTATCAAATTGTTGAACTTGATGAAGTCATTGATACCAAATATTCAAGTGGAGGTTTTAAAGATGAAGAAGATGATGAAAAAGGCTTAGAAGATACCTTTTAAAATTTATTTAATTTTTTTAACAGATAATTAAAATTTAATACATGGAAATATCATTAGAAGACCAAGAATTCCTCGATAGCAAAAACTATGAATTATATCATACAGGCATCGAAAATCAAAACGCATACCGATTAGATTACAATGGATTTTATTTTGAATTGGTTTGCCATCCTAAAAACAAATGGGCTTACCATATTGAAAAAAATAATAGAATGTTATATGATAGTAGGGTAGGTATCAAAAAGTTCGATAGAGCCGAAACTGCACACAATGTGATGACATTTAAAATATTGGATTATGCTTACAAAAAAAGAAATTGGTAGCACTTTTAAATTTTTTTAAATATTTAATTAAAATCAACAATCATGAAAACAAATAGAAATTTTAACCACCCATTTTATCCTCAAATAGAGGGCAAAAAATTTACTAAAGTAACAGGACTTCTAAGGGAGTTTTTTCTTTCAAAAGGATTTTTAGAGGTTCATCCTCAGAATCGTTTATCAATTTTAGCAGCATGTGAAAACCCACATAGTATTGCAACTTATGAGTATGAGGATTTGATATGGCCTCTCCCACAAACCAACCAAATGTCTCTTGAAGACTACCTTTTGTTCAATCCTGAAGAAAAAGGTTTCTTCTGCTTGAGCACAAGTTATCGCAATGAAAAAACCCCTGAAATTGGAAGACATTCAAAGATTTTCCCTATGTTTGAATTTGAACTTCATGGAGGATTTGATGTGTTGCTTCAAATGGAAAAAGAATTGCTAAGACATTTAGGTTTCACTGAAGAGTTTGTAGAAATGGATTACTTGGATGCAGCTAAAGAATTTGGATGTGAAGAAATCGATTCTAAAACAGAAGGTGAAATTGCAAAAAAATATAGCAATACTTTCTTTTTGAAATATTTCCCTGAATATACTTCACCTTTTTGGAATATGGTGAGAAATGAAAAAGGCACTGCAAATAAAATCGATGTCTTACTTCATGGTATTGAGACAATCGGTTCTGCAGAACGTTCTTGCGATGTAGAAACTATGAAGAAAACATTTTATTCTATTGAAAATGGAAAATATGCTGAAAAGCTTTTTGAATTGTTCAGCAAAGAAAGAGTTGAAGAAGAACTTGAAGATTTCTTCCAACATAAATTTTTCCAACGTTCAGGTGGAGGAATCGGCTTGACGAGATTGGTAAGAGCAATGGAACTTTCGAACCTTATATAAAATAACAATTATGCAAAAAAATACCTCTAACACTAATTTTATTTCCGAATCAGATATATCTATCACAGATTCATATTTTGTTTCAGATGATTGTTTATTAATAGTCAACCGAAAAAATTTCAAAAAGAATTTTAACACTTTTTTAAGCAAATACAAAAAATCTCGAAATAAATTTAATAGAGGTATTTTTTTACCTTTAGATAACTTTACATACTAAAGTGAAAATATATGTAGACGATAAAAGAAATCCTGTTGATAAAGATTGGACTATCATAAGGAGCTATCACGATTTTATTTTTATAGTAAATCAATCTTTTGAAGAAATCAAGCTTGTAAGTTTGGATTATCATTTGAACGACCCAATTTCTCCTGAAAAAACAGGATTGGACTGTGCAAAATATTTGATAGATTATTGCAAAAACAACCATAAGCCTATTCCAAGAGTTTTGGTTCATGATAGAGCAATCACAGGAGTTCAAGAAATAATTCAGTTAGTCAATGATTATTTATTTTTCAATGAGCAAATTCCGAATTGTTCATGGCATTATTCAGAAAATTCTTAATTTTTTCAAAAAAAGATTTCAAAAAATTTGAATTTCATAAAAATTAATTATATCTTTGTGCCAATTACTTCACAACTTAATAATTTATCTTAATGAAAGCATTTTTGATTGATTCTTTGAATGAAAAGATTGTTCCTATCGAATTAGATGAACAGAAAGAACTATTAGAACAATATTATGAATTGATTGGTAACAACTGTAGTATTGTTGAATCTCCATATGAATTTAATGATAAAGAAGTTCTATTAGTTGATGAAGAAGGATTATTTAATAATGCAAAAAAAGGATTCAAATATCCTGATTGGCACTATCCTATAGTAGGAAATGGTATCATTGTCGGAGTAGATAATGAAACAGGGGATTCTATTTCAACTACTTCAGATGTTGAAGCATTTTCTAATATAATATGGTGTGGTGAAGCAGAGATAGCTAATCATATTTCAAAGACTGTAGGCTCTTTTGAAGCAGATGCGGATTTAAATATACTTGGAAAAATGGCTAATTACGAATTGATTAAAATTAGTAATGAGTTAAAAAATTCAAAAGTACCTAAAGATTCTTTGGCAGCAATTACAATTTCAAAATATTTTGGAATTCCTGTAGATGCAATAGAAGAATATTATTATTTAGCATTCCAATATAGCTTGTCAAGTGAACTTGCAAAGAGATTGGAAGATTGTATGAACTCGTTTTAATTTTAAATTCAATAAACAAATTCCTTATGAACGCTTTTATCAATAGTTTGACTGTAAAAAACACAGTAACTGAAAATGGAGCATTGTCTAATTCTTCAACAGGCTCTGTATTGTTAGACCAATTCAGCAAGGCATCTACTTATGTAAATGTAAGCAGACCACAAAGCGATGTTGATATTGATATGGTTGCAATTTGGGATGAAAATCCTGAACTTGCTATGAGAATGTTGTTCTATTGGAGAATGATTACAAGGAAAAACAAATCTGTTTATAGTGACTTAGGAGTTCAAAGAGGACAAGGTATTCGCAAGGAAGTTTTTCAAAGACTTCTTTGGGTTGCAAAATATCATCCTGAAACCTTTTGTAATAACCTATATTTGTTAACTGAAGTAGGTTCTTGGAAAGATTTGATTACTCTTTGGGAAATGGATGCTGAAGGTGTAATAAGACTTGAAAGCATTTACGTGCTGATAGCTTTAGAAATTGCAGGTGCTGATGAAGAACTTCCTGCACACTTGTTTCATCTTGAGAATATCAAAAAATATCTTCCTACTTTGCGTAGCAAAAGCAAATTGAAAACTGAGCATTTGAAAAAAATGAGAGTTTTTGCTGATGGGTTTATGAAATTCTTCGAAATGAATGAGCGTGAGTATCGTGAATTCAAATCTTCAGGAATTTCTCATAAATTCCAAAGGGATATTTGTCAAAAGAAATTTGATGAATTGAATTTTGCAGCGATTGGTGGAAGAGTTATTAACAATCTTGTTAAGACAGGCAAGAAAGGTACTTCTTTCATGGAACGTTGGAATCTTGAGGAACGCTATATCAAATGGCTTGATTCAAAAAATACAATTAATTTTGTAGGATATCCTTATGAACTTATGAAAAAGGTTGGTACAAATATGTCTTTGATTGAATATTATACTTTGAACAAGCAATTTGAAACATTACTTTCAAATGGCAGAGCTGAAGAAGGTAGCATCAAAGGAAATGTTTGGTGTGCTTTGGATACCTCAGCATCTATGAAATCTGAAGTAAGTAGAGGTATTACAGCTTATGATATCTGTATTTCTCTTGGAATTTACTTTTCTACTTTGAATGAAGGTGCATTTCAGAATCAGGTTATTATGTTTGATGATGTATCAAGCTCAATGAAACTTTCAGGTTCTTTTTGTGATAAAGTAATACAGATTAAAAAAGCTTCAACTGCTTGGGGTAGTACAAATTTTCAATCTGTAATCGATGAGATTGTAAGAATTCGTGAAAATAATCCTAATATACCTGTTTCAGATTACCCTGAGACATTATTAGTGGTTTCAGATATGCAATTTAATCCAACTGAAACTAATACTAATACCAATTATGAAGAAGCAATGGCTAAACTTGAAGCTGTTGGACTGCCACATATCAATATTGTTTGGTGGCATGTCAATGGTAGCTCAGAAGACCAACCTTCTTTAAAAGATGATAAAGGCACTATTATTATTGGTGGATTTGATGGAGCTATCATTTCTACATTGTTGGGAGGTAAAAATACTACTAAATTAAGTGAAATAACTCCTATGGAAGCAATGATGACTTGTTTGAATCAAGAAATTTTGAAAGAAGTTAAAATTTAATTACCAAAATACTTGCATAATTGATTTTTATTTATTATCTTTGTGCATAAGAAAATGAAAGCTTCTCACAGCAAACTTTTATAAATTCAAATCGTAACTTTGACTCTTAAAAAAGAAGCTTGTTTTTCTTTGAAAATATATAAGACAGCTTACAGCAAAATTTTTACTATCAAAAGAATTTGTAAATCTTTAAACCCAAAAAGCTGTCTGTTAAATTTAAGACTTCTCACAGCAACTTAATTTATCAAATTATGTACAATTATCGGGAATAGTATTCCCGAATAAACCAAAAAGAAGTCTGTTTTTATTCCTAACTCAATTTGACCATTGGGGATTCCCTAAAAAGGAGTCCCCTTTTTTTTAAACTTTAAATTTTTTAAACTACATGAAAAAAGAATTTATTATCGAAGTTTTAACTAAGATTAAAGAATTAAACCATAAAGTACATTTGCTTTATAAGCTTGGAGTAAATATTATTGATTTAGACCTTGCAATTGCTACTCTTGAAAAAACTATTCCTACAATTATAGTCAATGAAAAGAATGATGACTATAATCAGGTATCTGATTTAGTTGGATGGTGGTTATATGAAAATGTAGATAAAGTCATCACTATGGATGAGAAAGAAATTAATGTAGAAACAATGGAAGATTTTGTTAATTTTTTAATTGAAAATTATTAATGAAAAGTTTTTTAATTATATTATTTTTTTGTAATTTTGCATATGCTCAAAGCAGCTTCTATGCAATGGATACAATTATTCATAAAGATGAATATTATGAAATGGCATATCAACTTATTCAATGTAGAATAAGAATTGATTCCTTGGAAAAACAAATTAGTATTAACGATTGGAAGTTCACAGGATACGAACATTTGCTTTCGGCATATAGAAATGAATTGAAAAAACTTGAGAAACAATTAAGAATTAACAATAGGAAACGTAATGAAAAAACTATTTCTGAAAATTAAAAATCTTTTTGGGTATACCGTTACTTCTAAAAGAATAATGGATATTTGGTTTAAGCAGATTTATAAAAAATAAAAAACAATTTATGAATAAAAGAGATATCATAAAATCCATGTTGAATATGGAAGACCCAATTACCAAACAACATTGGATGAGTTGGGATAAAGGTGATTGCTCAGAAATAGGATTGTGTGAGATATTATTAGCACAACTTATTAGAGAACATAAAGAAGAAAATGGACTATATTATGATACAGACTACGATAAAATAACATTAAGATATGAATAACGAACAACAAACACTCTACTCAGAAATTGAAACACTTATTATTAAGTGGAATATTGATGGAACTAAAACTGCAGGTTCTCTCACTAAAGATATAATGAAATTGCTAAATGTCACATTAAAAAATAAAACAAAAGAAACGGCAGAACACAAAAAAATATTCAGTGAAATTCGAATAAATAGGCTAATAAGCACTGAATACGGTTTAGGAATAATTGATTCGCAAACAGGTGGAGTTACAATTACACCATATCCAAGATTAAAAGCCTTATAAAGGATGAAATATCAAATAGAATTAAATAAAAATAAATAACATGGATAGCCATTTCTTCGACAAAGAATATCAAAGTGATGAAACAACCCCTATGAATTTACTATTAAAGAGAATTCAAGAGAGGTATGAATTTCACAGTAGAGTATCTAAAATCAGTTATGATGAGCCTTATCATTTAGGAGCATGTTTAACTCTTTTGGAACTACAAGGTTACATTTTTAAAACATTGCTTCCTATGGAACAAGAAATCTTAAATTCTAAAAATAATAATTAATGAACGTAAAATTAGTATCTTTAACCAAAAGTTTTATAGCTGAGAAAGATTTGACTCCTGAAGAGTTGATTGTGTATGTTGCAAGAGTAAGCAATCCATCTAATCAATTGAACACTGAATCTTCAGAGAAACTTATTAACTATCTTATTAAGCATGCACATTGGAGTCCATTTGAAATGGTTGATATGTGTGTGGAAATTGTTACAAGTAGAGGTATTGCACCTCAAATACTAAGACACCGTTCTTTTTCATTTCAAGAGTTTTCTCAAAGGTATGCTAAAGTAAATGCCATTGAGCCTATTGAGTTAAGATATAAAGGTGCTACAAACAGACAATCTTCATCAGATGTAATTAATACAGAAGACAGCAATTATTTCAATGGGAAATTGGAAGAACTCTTCAGAATGTCTCAGGAACTTTATAATGAAATGATTGATGCAGATATTGCAAAAGAATGTGCAAGATTTGCACTTCCTTTGGCTTCAGAAACGACTTTGTACATGAAGGGGTCTTTACGTTCTTGGTTAACTTATCTTACAATTCGATTAGATAATCATACACAACAAGAACACGTACTTATTGCTATAGAAATAGCTAAAATTATTCAAAAACATTTTCCTATAATTACTAAAACACTGAATAATTTTAACGATTTTAAAGGAAATTTTATATAAAACATTAAATTATATTTAATATGTACCTCAAAATAAGAGAAAATGATGGAAGATATTTTTATATCAATGCCAATCATATAGTTTCAGTTGCTATAGATTCTGATAATGATAATCATACAATGATAAACACCTCAGATAATAACATTTATTATGTGAAAATTCAAATTGATGAATTTTTTAAAATATTGCTTGCTCATGGGGCTTTTAATATTATAAGAATTAATTAGTTATATCATTATAGTCAGGTTGAACCTGACATAATCCCTATGGAACATAATCATATTCAAAATAAAACAATAAATGAGTCTAATAGATACGAGTACAGAAATTTTGAAAATTTTAGAAAAACAGCGAAAGAAACTTAAACTTACCTTTGAGGAATCAACACATACTTATACAATGCTCAATGAAAAAAAGGAGCTAAGGAGTGATTACCCATCTGTAAGTAAAGTAATAAAATATTTCTATGAAGAATTTGACTCCGAAGGAATTTCTTATAGAAAAGCTCAAGGGGATTTAGAGAAACAAAAGCAATTATTAGCTGAATGGAAAGGTGCAAGTGATTATGCTACAAACATGGGTTCAAGAGCACATTATATTCTTGAGAAAAAATCAATAGAACTATTCAAATTAAATAAGGAAGTTCGTAAGCCAATTTATGAATGTGACGAATCTCAAATGATAAAAAGTAATTCTATGATTGCTGCAGGGCTTAATTATTTGAGCTTGATGCAACAAAGAGGTGCTCATTTATTGGATACAGAAACTGTTCTTGGGGATATTGAATTAGGTTATACAGGACAGCCTGATAAAATATGGTTACTCAATAATAAGGATACTTCAGAAATAGGATTTTTCATAACAGATTGGAAAACCAATCAACCTAAAAACTTTGAAGTAAATAATTTCACCAAAAAAATGTATTCTCCTTTTGATGATATTGATGACACTGCATTAGGACACTATTATCTTCAACTTCCGCTTTATGCAAAACTTTTCAAAAGAATGTTGAAAGGTAGCAAATATGAAAATATTAATTTCTTAGGAGCAATCATTGTTCTTTTGAAAGATGATAGTTCTTATGAAGAATATAGAGTTCCTAAGAAGGTTATTAATACTATTATGAACATGAATGTAAAAGAATATTTTAAAATATAAAAATTAACGGTTAAGCATTTTTGAAGTGTGGCTACCACAAATGCTTAATCAATAAACCCAAAATTATTTTAAAATTGAACCTAACGATTGAGGATATAAAATCGTTTTAATGTTTTATATCCTTTGTTATGGTTTAGTTAAAAAATTGTTTTACAAATAAAAATATTGATTTATGAATAAAGAACAAAAAGTAAATTACGTAAAATGTTGGTTACAGAAATTTGGTAATCGAGATAATGAAACATTTAACACTGAAGTAGTAGTGGGTGAAACCACTTGGAGAATATCACTTCAATACAACTTTGACGATGAAGGTGACCAATGTGACCCATATGACTGGTGTAGTCGTGGTTTCAAACACGTATATGATAACCAAATTTCAGATAGAACAGATGAAGAGTTGGATGAGATAATAAATCAATTAAAATCAAAACAATTTTTTTATTAACCATAACTAATCGCTAACCGCAATGCTCTTATATTATTAATATGGCTGTATAAGCCTGATAATTTCAATTAAAATACATATGATTATATCTCTATCAGGAAAAAAACAATCAGGGAAAGACCTTATCGCTGATATTATAAAATCTCTTATCTATTGTAAAATAGATGGTACTGAACTTACAGAGAAAAACTTTAAATCTATAAGATATTGTAATATCCATAATTACAAAGTCAAAAAATTCGCAGGAAAGCTTAAAGAAGTTGCAGCAACTATGCTTGGATGTAATCCTAAAGATTTTGAATCAGAAGAATTTAAAAATAGCATCCTTGGAGAAGAATGGTGGTACTATCAAGATAATGTGAACAATAAGTTTTTAGCTCCTTATTTGACTGAGTTTAGGTCTGAATCAGAAAATAAATTGTTACTTGAAAACAATTACACTCTTTTGATGAGAATGACTCCAAGAACATTTCTTCAGAGATTGGCAACAGATGCAGTCAGAGAAAATTTACATTCTTGTTCTTGGATAAATTCCACCTTATCAGATTATAATTCTAAAGAACTTTGGGTTATAACTGATACAAGATTTGAGAATGAATTAAATGCTATAAAATATAAGCAACCTAATTTTTTAAATATACGAGTTGATAGGTTGCAATCTTTAGAAGATTGGTGTAAACAATATACTGATTATGTAACTTTTATAAAAAATCCTGATAATTTGGATTATAAAATATCCTCTAATGGTTTTTTGAGTTTATTACTCACTTCTAATGAATATTTCAAAGTGAATGAAGAAACTGTTAAGACTCTCATAGATAATCTTAGCCATGAAAGCGAAACTCAATTAGATAATCATAAAGATTTTAATCACATTATCCAAAACAAAGGCTCTATCGGGGATTTGATAACCATTTTGAAAGAAATGTTAATTGCAAAAAAAATTTTATAAGATTGAGATTAATCATGTAGAATTTTATATTTATTAGTAAAAAGTCTGATGAAAACGGAGTGGAACACCCATCTTTACTTTTTACTGTCAATTATATTTACACTTTCCATTGTAAAAGCAATAGTTCTTTTGTTTTTTTACAATGAATGTATCATAATACAGGGTATTGAACATATTTTCACAATATTGTTCATACCTTTTTTTTTGTTTTTTATTTGGAAAAGATTTAAAGAAAGAAATTATTCAAAAGAATTAAATAAAGTACTTATATCTCAGTCACAAAATGCTCTTTTTTATCAAGGAGACGTAAAAGAAGGTGCAAAACTTTTAACTAAAAAAGTAGCAGATGCTTTAAAAGCAGATAGATGTTCCATTTGGCTTTATAATAAAAATAAAAGTGCAATTATTTGTCAACAATTATATATTGAAGCTGAGAATGAATGGTATTCAGATATGGAACTGATGCGAAGAGATGCTATTGAATATTTTAATAACTTAGAAATAACACCTATCATCGTTGCAAACAATGCGGAAACTCATTTGGCAACATCTTGCTTGAAAAATAAATATTTGATTCCTTTGGGGGTAAAGTCTATGTTAGATATTCCGATTATCTACAAAGGGAGTGTGATTGGTGTATTATGTATAGAAAGCAAGACTTTTAGAAAATGGAAAAGTACCGAAATTACTTTTTCACAAATTCTTTCTTCTTTATATTCTTTTGCACATACTGTAAGAGAAAATACAAAATTAAGTAAAGAATTATTCGAATTTGATAAATTTGTAAATGCTTCTGTGTTGGTAAGCAAAACCGATAAGAAAGGTAAAATCACTTATGTAAATAAAAAATTCCAAGAGGTATCAGGATATACTTCAAAAGAAAGTGTAGGTAAAACTCACAATATTGTAAATTCAGGTGAACATGATAATAGTTTTTGGAATGATATGTATAATACCACTATTAAAAAGAAGAAAATATGGAATAAAATAATCACTAATCGAAATAAGAATGGTGAATTATATTGGGTAGATTCTTATATAAAAGCAGAATTTGAAGATAATAATCTTATAGGATTTACATCTATAAGATATGATGTTACAGATTTAATTAAATCTTTGCAGAATACTGAAAAAAAGAATACCTATTTAGAACACGCTGCAAAGATTATAAGACATGATTTGCATTCAGGCATCAATACATATATCCCAAGGGGAGTTAATTCTTTAGAACGAAGATTAAGTGTAGAACAGATGGAAGAATTAAAAATATTAGCTCCATTTAAGATGATAAAGGAAGGATTGGCACATACTCAAAAAGTTTATACAGGAGTTTATCAATTCACTAACTTAGTAAAAAAAGATAGCCATCTTGAAGTCACATTTTGTGACCTCAAAGAAATATTGAATGATTTCTTGAATTCCACTTCATACAAAAGTCAAGTTAAAATATCTCCTTTGATACAAACAGAGGTTAATCAATCTTTATTTTGTACAGCCCTTGACAATTTAATAAGAAATGGGTTAAGATATAATGATTCTAATAAAAAAATGGTTTGGATTCAAATGGAAGGGGATATTTTAACAATACAAGATAATGGTAGAGGTCTCACACAGGAAGATTTTAACAATTTATCTAAACCTTATACGAGAGATAGAAGTCAAAAAGAAACAGGTACAGGTTTAGGATTAAATATTTGTGTTGCGATTTTGAAAGAACATGGATTTAATATCACATGTGAAAAAAATGACATAGGTACAAAAATGAAAATACAAATTAAATAAAATATAAAGAAAATGATTGAATCGATTTTATTAGTGGATGATGAAAACTTATTTCATTTAGTTTTTGAAGATGCTTGCTCTCTTTTGGATATAAGCTTATCACTTAAAGGTTTAAATAGCTCAGATGAAGCTGCAAGAATGTTTGAAAAATGGCATAAAGAAGGTGGTAAAAAGCCTGAATGTGTATTTGTCGATTTGAACATTATAGGTTCTTCTTTTGATGGCGTAGAACTCATTAGAAAAATCAATTTTGAATTTGGAAATCACGTTATCATAGGAATTATAAGTTCTTCAAATGAACCTGAAGAGCAGGCAAAAGCGTTACAAGCAGGGGCACAATTTTGGATTATCAAATCTGACGATATTGAGCCAAGACTTGAAGAATTTAGAAAAGATTATGAAGGATATAAAAATAGAACTGCAGCATTTAAAGTATACAAATGATTACTATCGACAAAAAAACTAAAGCTCAACTTTTAGAAGCATATAAAAATAATGGTATATCTCTTGAAGGTAATATTTTAAAATTGATTAATTCTTCAGATGATGAAGAATTCAATGAATATATAAAGCATTGTATATCTGAAGATAAAAATACGAGAAGAAAACGCCTTGAAATAACTAAAAAAGTTCAAAGTCAAAATGAAGAATTGAATAAGTTGAATAATGAAAACCAAAGAATTATGGAGGAACTTCAAATTTCTTTGGAAGATGCAGAAAATGCAAAAAAAATTGCTTTAAACGACTTAGATATTCTTCAAAAGAAATCTCAAACTGAACTCATAGGAAAAATTGTAATGGTTTCTTTAGGAGTTGTTATTATGGTTGGCATCATGACCACTTTTATGTACATTTTTGCCATTTTCATTGGTAGAGAAACTCAAATAATTGGCTCAACATGGTCTAACATGCTTGGCATATTGTTAACAAATGCCTTTAGTATCTTAGGAACTATTATGGGGATAAAGTATGCTTCCAAAGAAAAAGATTCAAAATAATTTGGTTTTTCAGAAATAGTTTTTTATCTTTGTAAAAAAATATAAAACATGAAAGAAAATACCAAAATTTTTGTTGAGGCTTACAATCCTCCGATGATTGTAATGAACATGTTTGAAAAATGTATCGGTTCACCTGAACATCCCATTTTTCATCCTGAGAAAACTTTAGATGCTCATATTGAAATTGTAATACAAAGAGCCTTGGAACAAGATGCTTTGGAATTACATTTTGCAGCATTCTTACACGATATTTGCAAACATGGTTTTTGCGACTTTATGTCTACCGAAAGACAGGGTACATTAAAAACTATTCCTGAAGGAGATTATTGGCAAAATGTTAAACATCCTGAGCAGGCTGCTACATTTATGAATTTACCTGAAGTAAGAAATTGGATAAAGTCTAATGGTGTAGATTTTTCAGTTGTTGAAAAGCTTGTTAAGCATCATATGCAAATGAAAAACTATACTGCAGGAGAGAATAACGAAGAAGGTGGAATGAGGGAATCTAAAAGAGTTACATTCAAAAGTAATTTTTCAGATTACGAATGGGATTTGATGTGTTATTTCTCTGAATATTGTGATAACATGTTATTAAATTAATATGGCAAAGATAGAATTAAAGAACAAAATTTTGAATGATGAATATACTCAATATGTATATAACAACTTTGACATTCAAAATAAAGAAGAAACTATTACTGAAATCAATTTTGATTTAAAAGAAGGTAAAAATTTCAATTGGAATATAGGAGTTATCATTGGAAGCAGTGGTAGTGGAAAGACTTCTATCCTTAAAAGAATAGGTGAAATCAAAACTCCTAAATTCCATCCCGAAAAAACTTTAATATCAAACTTCTATTGGTTAGAACCACAAGAGGCTGCAATGGCTTTGACTTCAATGGGACTATCTTCTGTTCCCACTTGGCTTAGACCTTTTCACACATTAAGCAATGGAGAGCAGTACAGAGCTATTTTAGCATATCTTGTTTCTTCTGCAGAAGAAAATGAGGTTCTTTTGATAGATGAATATACTTCTGTGGTAGATAGGGATGTTGCAAAAGCAATGAGTTTTGCTCTTCAGAAATATATCAGAAGAGAAAACAAAAAAATCATTCTTGCAAGTTGTCATTATGATATCCTTGAATGGCTTATGCCTGATTGGATATCTTCACCACAAAAAGGGGGCGCACTCGAAAGGTGCGACTATCTTCGGCAAGGGAGACCAAAAATCAATTTACAAATTAGTAGAACCGAACCTCAAGCTTGGGAACTCTTTAAATCTCATCACTATTTAACTCAAGAGGTTAATAAGAGTTGTAAATTTATTCTCTTTGAATGGAATGACAAACCTGTTGGAATCGTAGCTATTTCCACGCTCCCATCAGGAACTGTTAAGAATGCCTATAGACTATCAAGAACAGTTGTTCTTCCTGACTATCAAGGATTAGGTATTGGTAGTAAAATTTCTGAATTCTGTGCAGGAATATTGAAAGCTCAAGAATTAAAATGTTTCACAAAAACTGTCAATCCTGCTTTAGGAATTTATAGAGATAATTCAAGCAATTGGAAAAAAACTTCAAAACATGGAAAAGTTTTGAGAGGTCAAAAGAAAGAAAATGGTTCTCATATTTGGGATTCAAAAGTAAGACCTTCTTATTGCCATGAATACATTGGAGAACCTATATTCGGATATGAAGAATTATTGCTTCCTATTGAAGAATTAAGAACAAAAAAATAAAAATTTTTTATGAAAAAAATAATCAAAAAAGTTTTACAGGATTTTGCAGTTCAGGCTACAAAAGATGTTATTAAAGAATCAGGAATCTTTCCTTTTATCAAAGAATCTATAAAGAATTCTCTTTTGAATACTATAAAGATTTATGAGGACAATAATTATATGCTTTATAAAGAAGTTGAAAAATTTCTTTTGGGGAAATATTTACATAAATTTCAAAATTTGAATACCTACATAGATAGACATTCAGGAGATTTTCCTCAGTATAATGAAAACCAATATGATGAGTTATTATTTGTAAGATATGGTATAGAAAGTGGAAAAACATTAATAAAAGAAGATGGAATTTATATTTGGATATCTAAAACAATTCCTGAAAAAAAAGATAGTACTTTTAGCCCATACGGAAGAGAACCACGCAAAGGTTGTATCACTTTAACAACTCTAAAAAAAGATAAAGATACTCTATTAAAATTTATATTGAATTTATCTAATAATTCTTATAAAGAAAAAATTAAGGAATCTTTGATAGAATTACATGTGATAGAAGATTCTGATTGGATTCCTTTTAAGAAATATAAACCTATCGATTTAGAAAATATCATACTTCCAAAGGAACTTAAAAATGAATTGATTATCGATATCGATAATTTCATGGAAAAAAAGGAATGGTACAGTAAAATGGGAATTTCATTCAAAAGAGGTTACTTACTTTATGGAGCTCCAAGAAATGGTAAATCTTCATTGATTACTGCAATTGCTAAAAGATATGGAATGAATATTTATTATCTTACTTTGAATTCAATGGTTTCCGATAATGAATTAATGATGGCATTCAGAAAAATTCCAAATAATTCAATTGTAGCAGTTGAAGATATAGATACAATTTGGGACAAGAGGACTATCAAAAATCCTCACTGTAAAATCAATATTGAAACCTTTATGAATCTTTTGAGTGGAGCATTTGAAAGAGATGGATTGCTATATTTTTTGACTACAAATTATATAGACCAATTGGATGAAGCCTTGATTGGTGATAGAAGAATCGATAAAAAAATTCATATAACCAACCCTAAAAAAGAACAAGTCGAAGAATATTTGACAAAATTATATGGCGTTAATTTTGAATTAAAAACATATAAAGATGAATCAAGGTCTATGGGAAATATTCTAAATCTTTTTGAACAATATGAAAAGAATCCCAAAGAATTAACGAAACTTCTTGAAGAAAATTAATATTTATAATAGTAATGGCTAAGTACTACTCATATGATGCTGCATTAGATAAAATGCAAAAATATTGTGCAATACAAGAAAGGTGTCAATCTGAAATCAGAAGCAAATTAATCGAAATCAAAATTTATGGTGATGATTTGGAATCAATTATAGCTGAATTGATAACTGACAATTTTTTGAGTGAAGAAAGATATGCAAAGGCATTTGTTAGAGGGAAATTTCGTATGAACCAATGGGGAAAAACTAAAATAAAGCAAGCACTCCAATTGAAAAAAATATCTTCCTATTGTATAAAGAAAGGTATGGAAGAAATAACCGATGAAGCCTATATTGAAACTTTGAAAGAACTCCTTGAGAAAAAGAAAAATATTCTTAGGGAATCTGATGACTTCCAAAGAAATCAAAAACTTCTTCAGTATGCTATCGGTAAAGGATTTGAAAATGAATTGATTCAAAAATTTTTATAATGAAACATAATTTTTTTACTAAAGAAATTGATATTGCAGGGGCAAAAACTTCTATTGTAGAACTCACAAGAGAAACGTTAATAAACTACTTTTGGGGGTTTATGGGAAACTCTATTGTAATTTTCATGTCAAGGGGAATTGATGTTGCAGTATTTTTAAATTTCATCCTTTACTATCTTCTTATATCTTATATTGTAAACAAAGAAAAATATAAAACAAGGCTTGGAAAATTCATAGTGATGCCTTTATCAGCTTCATTAGGAGCGTTTTCAGGTTACAAGTTTGCACAGTTTGTTTCAACTTTAATATAAATTTCTTATAAAAAGTTTTGTAATTTCAAATATTTTTTTTATCTTTGTTAAAATTCCTTACAATGATACAAGATAGATTTGAAAATTACAAAGATGACCAATATTGGCGCAAATATGCATTTATTATGGGGGCTACTAAATATGAAACAAAGCAATTGAAAAAAATATTTGAAAGTAGGAACAAAACATATCCCTACCCGAAGGAAAGAGGTCTTTAATTTTTTAATTTTATAAATATTTTATAATGAATGTAATTAAATCTAAAAGAAGAGGTCGTAGACCTAACAGTGAAGTTGATTTTAGTGTGAATATAAAGGCAAAAGCTCCTAAAGGGATTTTACTGAAAAAAGGAGATTATGTATATAATACAGACTCAGGAGAAGAATGGTTATTGTTGGAAGATTTAAAAGAGGATTTATCAATTAACTGTATTTGCACTTACACTCCTGCAATAAGTAGATATAAAGTTGGAGCAAATGAAGAGTTTAAATTTTATTATAATAATGGAGGTTTAGCCTTCCAATGGAAAAAAGGAAAAAATAAAAATCATTAATTATGTATATAGCATCAGACCAAAAAGCAAAAAATTTAATCGAAAAATTCGGCAAAAGAGCCTTATCTGTAGCAGACGAAATTCTTGAAGCTACAAAAACTTACGATTGGAGAACCAACAAATATAACAACTATTGGTTGGAAGTAAAATTTAACATTGAAAAAACTCTAAAAGAAACTGAACATGAAACAAACGTTGGTTAAGAAATACACCTATGAAGGTTATATTTTTACTATATTAGCAATATTAAATAATTCTTTTGACGGTAAAGTTTATACTCATCAAGTAACTGTTACAGGAAAAGATTATTATGAAGTTTTAGATTGTACTTCAGATACATTATCTAAAACATTAACTCAAATTGAATCAGATATCAACAAATTTGTTGATGCAAAGCTTGGTATTTCTGAAGAAGAAACATTTTTATTGGAGGAAGGATTTGTAAGAATTAGCTATTAATCTCTATGGGAAAAATATTGAATTTCATTTGGAAATCTCCAAAAAAAGCTTTAAATTTGCAAAGAGTTCAGAATTCATGCAAACATGAAGAATGGATTTTTGATGAACGCAAAGAAAATTTCCAATGTAAAAATTGCGAAATAACTAAACCTTGCATTATTTTCTAAATCTTCTATATTAGAAGAAAAAATTCATGGAAATAACTGTTTTAAAAAGACTCAGCGATGGCTATTTAGTTATTGCTTCAAATGGAGAAACCGCCTTCATAACGCATAAAATGTATTCTCAATTAAAAGCTAAAGGAAAAATAAAATGACTGAAGAACAATTTAAAAATATCAAGGAATTGAAAGACAAAATGGATTTGATAAAATCAAAAATCAATACCATTGAAAATCTTATACAATCAAAAACACTTTCATGTAAAGTTGAAGGAGTTTCAGATTGTAAGTTTAGATATTCGCAATTTATTTATCTGACTAATGAAGAATCAATAAAACTTCTTTTGGAAAATCAAAAAGAAATCTTTGAAAAAGAATTAATCACTTTAGAAGAAACCTTTTCTACCCTATGAGTTTAGATGTTAAATTGAGAATTGATAAACCTATTCTCAAAAAATCGTCAGGGATATTCATTCGTGATAATGGGCAGAATATAGAAATCACTGCTTCTGAATGGAATCAAAGATATCCTAACCAACAAATCGATATAGATGAATATGAAGAATCTGTTTATGAAACGGATATAGTATTTGATTATAATATCACTCATAATTTGAATACTATGGCTGATGCTGCAGGAATATATGAATATCTTTGGAGACCTGAAGAGGTAAATATAGAATTCGCAAGAGATTTGATTGAACCACTTAGAAATGGTTTGCATCTTTTGAAACTTAATCCTGAAGAATATAAAAAACATAACCCTGAGAACGGTTGGGGAGATTATGAAGGATTGGTCACTTTTGTAGAGAAGTATCTTGATGCTTGTTATAAATACCCTGATGCAAAAGTTTCAGCCGATAGATAATTATTTTTTAACCAATTTATATTTTAAAAAATGAACTTAGCTTCTGCACAAAGAATTGTTAAAATCACTCCAATTGAAGGAGCTGATGCAATTGAAACTGCAATGGTTTTAGGATGGGAAATTGTTATCAAAAAAGGAGAATATCAAGTTGGCGATTTATGCTGCTATATTCAAATTGATACAGTTGTTCCTGAGAAACCTGAATATGAATTTTTGAGAGATAGAAAGTTTCGAGTTAAAACTATTAAACTCCGAAAGCAAATCTCTCAAGGACTTATTGTTCCTTTACCTGAAGGCAATTGGTCTGAAGGAGATGACTTAACGGATGTTATCGGTGTAAAAAAATATGAAAAAGTCGATAACAATCCTGCTCGTTATGAGAAACCAAGAAAACCTAAAACTTGGTACAAGAGAGTTATTTACAATTTAAAGTACAATTTTCTTTACAAAATGTTTCCGTTTCTTCTGAGGAAAGAAAGGTCAGATTTCCCTAAGAATTTGGTATCAATTACTGATGAAGAGCGTATCCAAAACACCCCAAAGGTGTTACACACCCATGCAGGAAAGACTTTTATTGTAAGCTATAAACTTGATGGCAGTAGTATCACTATCATTCATAATAAATTCTTAGGTAGAAGTAAATACAGAATTTGTAGTAGAAGATTTGAATTACATGGTAAGAAAAATGATTGGTATAAGGTATTTACCAATACCAATTTCAAAAGACATATTCAAACTCTTGTGAAATATTATAAAACAAATGATATTATTGTTCAAGGGGAAGCTATCGGTAAATTCAATGGAAATCATCATAAATTGAAAAGTGATGAAATCAAATTATTCAATATCTATGTCAATGGTAAAAGGTTGAATCAAAAAGAATTTATTGAAGTATGTAGGGCTAATTATATCCCACATTGCCCTATGTACAAAGAAGTAGTTCTCAACCATACTTTACCTGAAATTTTAAAAATGTCTGAAATAAAAGACATTCTGAACATGTCTGTTGAAGCTGAAGGATTGGTTTGGAGATGTGTTGAAGATAATTTAAGCTTTAAAGTTATAAACAACAAATATCTGCTTAAAAATGAGTAAAAAAAAAGCTTCTTTCATTTCGAGAGAAGCTTTTTTTTTAATATATATCTCTATCTCTATCTCTATCCATTCTATCTCTATAATTTTGTGCAGCTCTATCTTCCATTGCATCCTTATAATATTCTTTCAATGCATCAAATGCCTTTTCTTCTAAAGTATAAACATCTATTCCATATTTTTCTATAGCTTCTTCATCGCTTATATTATAAATATCATCTGTAACATTTTTGCCATCTATTAATACATAGTCATCTTTACCATCAACAAAAATTTCACCATTTCGATGAAATGTTCCTCCCAAGCTAATATATTTTCCATTATGCTCAAATGTAACCTCACTATAATTTTCCCCATTACGATTCCATAAAGATTCAGAAATAATCTTTCTGACAATTTGTCTTAATTCATTCAATGTTATTTTCATAAGAAATTTATTTATTTTTTTATTATAAATATATTGATTTCTTTAAAAAGTTAAAAAATTTTCATAAGAAAATTTGGAATCATCAGATAGTTTATATATTTTTGTAAAGTTATTGAAAATAATATTTTCCCATAAAAATTAATAATTTAATTATGCCTAATTTTGATGTTGAAACAGATATTGATATTGATATAGACGAATTTGTTGATGCTTGTAATAAGGCTGAAATAGCAGCACTTATAGAATATTTAGAAGATGAAGGACATATTTCTAAACGAATTGAAATTAATTCAGGGAATAAAACTTTCTCAGAAATAGATTTCGAAGAGAAACTTAGTAAAATAGCAAATAATAGATTTTTGCTATCAGATGAAGAATTAGAATTAATTGAAAAAATAGCAAACAGATTTTAACTTATGGAAATTGACTTAGAAAAAATCAGCAGAATTGAAGTTATCAATCATGCGAAAAACAGATATCCCATTGGGAGGATTCTGACCTTATACAAAGAATCAGAAGATTTTGATTCCATAGAAATAAGCATTCAAGACTATGGAAGAACTATGAAAATTTTCATAGATTCAAATCAAGAAAATCCTGAGAAATAAATTTTTCACTTTAAAAACAAATATTTTCCAAATGAAGACTATCAGTTTCAATATTAGTGATGATGCATTTAAATTATTGAAAAAAATCAATGATTCAGGTTTTGCTGAATATAGAGACACACAATATAATTCAATTGAAGATTTTAAAGATTCAGATGAATTTAAAAATGGTTTTATGTCTGTTGAGTCTTTCTTAAAAAGAAATTCTGATGGGACACATCATTTGATAAATGAATTGCTTCAGTTTAACTTGGTTGATATTGATGATATGTGTTGGCATATTACTTATATTTTAACTGATTTTGGAAAGTTTGTTATTTCAAAGGAATCTTAATAAAATAAAAATGATTACATACAAATTACTCAGAGAAAACGATAACAAAATCATTGAAGGATTAAAGATTAAGTTTATCGAATGGGATGAATATGATAGATTCAAAGAGATGCATGATGCACCATCAATAGGAATGTCGTTAATGATTGACCCTCATCCTTTCAATTATACATGGCTTACAACAGTAATCACATCTTTTTCTGAAGAAGGTGATATATTAAAGTTTGCAACCAAAAAATCCAATTATATATTAGAAAAAATTTCAAATGAAGTATAATATATTTACTAATTTTAAAATAAATAATTATGACAGTTCAAGAAACGTTAAAAAAGCTGATAACAGCAGAATATTATGCAGAAGTAAGAGTGACTATTTCCGATGATTTTATTTCTTTTGTGAAAGAGATGCTTCCTACGGATTATGATTATATTTCTGAAAAAGAAGAAGCTTATCAACAACTGTTAGAATTTTTAAAAGAGAGTATCTTTACTGATTCTAATGAAGCAAAGTAATAATATAAAAAAAACGTCATTATTACTAATGACGTTTTTTGTTTGTCTTTAAAATATATCTCCAATGAATTGTAAATAGTTATCAAGGTTTATTCCTCTTTTTTCTAAATCATCTTTTTTTACTATAATAAAATCTGCTTTATTAAACTTTTTCATATTACCTCCAACGTTATCTTTCAAATCATCAAAGAAATATGCATCTTTATCTAATTTAAACTCGTCTTCTGCGTCTTTTAGTTCATATTTGTATTCTTCCATTTTATTTTTATAAATAGTCATAGCTCTTTTGTTATTTTTGTCTTTAGGCGGTATTGGTTTTTCAGGGTATCTATCGCTATAGTCCCACATGGTTGCAACAGCATTAGTAGCTTTATGAATTGCATAATGGGTATTTTTCTTTGCATCTTCACCGTGATTTTTTATAGGTTTAGTTTCGTATTTATTTTCCTGCTCTTCTTTAATGATAGTTTTAATCATCATTTTTAATTCATTTAAAGTAATTTTCATAATAACAGTTTTTTAAGGTTTATTAATAAATATTTTTTTTTTTTTGAAAAAAGTCTTCTAAAATTTTTTTTTTCAAAAAAAAAGTTGATATTTGTTGTATTTAAACACTAAAAGATATGCTTCCTACGGATTATGATTATATTTCTGAAAAAGAAGAAGCTTATCAACAACTGTTAGAATTTTTAAAAGAAGCAAAAACATTTTAAAATGGAAGCTATAAAAAATATTGGTGGTTTCATTTTATTGATTGCAGTGATGTTTTTCATTGCACAATCTTGTGAACCTGAAGACCCTTATGAACAAGGAATGCATTGGGATTACCATATTGAATGTGAAAATGGCTTTGTTTATAAGGTTAAAAATAGAGCTGCTATGCAAATATTTAACTCTGATGGAACTCCATTACGTTGTGGACATAAAATTTACTAATATGGAAGATAGAATATTAATCAATGGCATTTGGTATGTCAAAGAGGAACAACCTGTTCCTGAAGAACCAATTATTGATATGTATGGTTATTTGGGCTTCACATGTGAAACTGATGATTATACTTTTGAAGCAAAAAGATTCTATAAAGATGACCACGAAACTTTTTTTCATGGAATCTCTATAACTTTCACTGATAAAATCCAAAATAATACAGATTTATGGGATAATGCCTCTTGGATAAATGGTATCCTTGAAAACAATCCTGATTCCCTTGAAGAGGCAAGATTTTCTATGAATGAAAAAGGTATATCTGCATTCAAAGTTTTTTTGAAAAGAATTAAAGATAAAGGATGGTTATAACAGTATGTAAATTTTACGGAATATGAAAACAAGACTTGAAATATTAAACAAAATGAAAAATGAAACTTCAATTAACCATAAAAACGAGGAATTGGAAAAGAATTTAAAGAACATACAGACATTTGAACAACCCACAGATAAAAACTTGAATATATTTGATATTAGTGATAGTGATTTTATTTTCAATTCACTAAGAAATAAATTAGATGAACAAGAAGATAAGGTTGTTGAATATATGAATAAATATATGACTCAAGAAGAGAGGAATAGACATGGTGATAATATATGGGGACTTCTTGTTC